TTACGGTTCATGTCTATATTTATTCATTTTTCATTTAAATAATAGATACATGAAAAATACCCGCGATTATTATTTGGGTAACCCTAACTTACCTACAGGTGATGCTCAGTTTGAGTGGACACCGTCGATGATTAAAGATTTAAAGAAGGCAAGTCAAAACCTTCTTTACTTTGCTGAAAATTTCTTCTTTATAGTTAATTTGGATCGTGGTCGTGAAAAGATAGGTCTTCATTCTTGCCAAAAAAGAGCTTTAAGAGGTATGAGAGATAATCGTTTCTTTATATTACTTGCTTCTAGACAGATTGGTAAAACAACTATGATTACAATTTATACATTATGGCATGCATGTTTTAATAGTGACCAACGTGTTCTTATTGTTGCTAACAAAGAAGGTACAGCAAAAGAAATATTTTCCCGTATTCGAATGGCATATGAAGAGTTACCTAACTGGCTTAAGCCTGGTGTAACTGAATATGGTAAAGAATCAATGAAGTTAACTAACGGTACTTCGATAGGTATTAGTACTACAACAGGAACAGCAGCTCGTGGTCAATCTATTAACGTACTAGTGTTAGATGAGTTAGCATTCATTGAACCTCACTTGGTTGATCAGTTTTGGAAATCTGTTTTTCCTGTAATTTCCTCGTCAAAAAAATCTAAAATCTTTATTGCATCCACTGCAAACGGCACAGATAACTTATTTTATAAAATTTGGAATGGAGCTATAGAAGAAAAGAACGGTTGGGGCCATGATAAAATTTTATGGAATGAAGTCCCTGGTAGAGATGAAAAATGGAAACACGAAACAATGCGTACTATTGGAAGTGAAGAAGCTTTCAATCAAGAGTTCAATTGTGAATTTATTTCTACTGGGGAATTAGCTATAAATGAAGAGTTATTTGAAGCTTTAAAGGTAAATTGTCAAAAACCAAAGATTGTAATGGATGAAAATAATTATAAAATTTGGAGACAACCGGATGACAACGGGGTTTACGTAGCAGGTGTAGATATTGCTGAAGGTGTCCACCAAAATGCTAGCGTTGTTCAAATTTTAGATCTAAGAGATTTATCTAACATAGAGCAAGTTGCGTGTTATTGGAGTAATACCATAAATCCCTTTAACTTTACCAGTAAATTACATGAAATATTGTTACAATGGGGTAGTCCCCCGGCATTAATTGAAAGAAACAGCTGCGGAGCTCAAGTTGTAGACCATTTATATAACACCCACCGTTATGGTAACATTGTTTCTTTTGAAGCAGGTCAAGGAAAAATAAAAAATAATAGAATAGGTGTTATATCTCATACAAATACAAAGTATAGATGTGTTATGAACATGAGATATTTTGTAAATGAATTGCAGTCAGTTAATATTCGTGATTTAGAAACATTAGTTGAAATTAAGAACTTCATAAAATATCCTAATGGTAAGTGGGCTGCTAAACCTGGTATAGATATGATGGATGATCGAGTTATGTCATTAGGCTGGGCATTGTTAATATTAGATAACGATTTAATAAAACGTTATTTTGAAGTTTTACGTTATGATAATAATGGTCGTCCTGCAGAGTTACGCAGGTACGACTATGATTACGGTGGTAAGGTTAATAATAAATTGTTTTCGTGGTCAGAAGACGATGAAATTAATAATGTTGATACTGTAGTTTTTAATGAAAAATTTGAAAATGATAGTAATTCTGAATTAGATTGGATGAAATCTAACGGTTGGGTTGCAGCAAATGAGTTTCAAACTCAAAGATCTTTTAGCCCCGCTGCTGATTTTGGTTTAAATAAAGATATTAATGGCCTTTACTAATTACACACAGTCTCCATTTAACAAGGAAAGAAAGGATAAATTTGTCCTTGTAATACCTACCCCTAAATTTTTAAAGGATGACGTTTCAAAAACCGTAAGAAGTAACGATTTAGTAGATCCCGACAAGGTTCAATTTTCAATTTACGGTAGCGTTATACCACAAGTTAGTGTTCCTGAGGTAGAAGTTAGATATTCTGGTCAAAATCTGCATGTCACAAGTCATAATAGACCAACCTATACTCCATTAGATATAAATTTTACAATTGATAATAGATTCGGTAATTATTGGTTTATATATAAATGGTTAGATAAATTGCAAGACGATAAAAAAGGATACTTCAATCCAGATATCGAATATAAAAAAGGAAAAGTTATAGAAGACGAATATATGGCAAATTTTACCATCTATGCATTAGATGAATATAATAAGTTTGTAGCTCAGTTTGATTTTACTAAAGGCTTTCCTACAAAGTTAAGTGGAATTAACTATTCTTACAGAGATCCAAGCGAAATTGAATGTAGTTTTTCCATGGCATATAGTCAATTTTATGTTAAATTGTTATCGCCCTGATATATTTATATGAAATAGTATATTTTAAAGTTTCTTTTCTAAGAAACTATAAATATGTATATGGCACGAAGAACTATACAAAGTCCAGGTGTGGAAATTAATGAAGTGGATTTGTCCTTAAGAGCTGCTGACAAAATAGGGACAAATATTTTCATAACAGGTTTCGCTCCCATCGGACCAAATGATGAAATTTTGCAAGTTTCCAGTTTATCTGAATTTGAGCAAATTTACGGTCAACCAACAAATCCAGCAGAAAGATATTTCTACCACACAGTATCGCAGTCTTTTGGAAGTAGAGCAAATATTTTAGTTAATAGATTACCTTACGGTGAAAACGCTGGTGATGGATTTTCTAACAAATATTTTGCTACGGTTTACCCAATTATACCTGTTAACTCTACAGCATATAAAGCAATTACAGCAGGTGATATTACAGGTACAAATTATCTATCGGCCAATATTGATACGGTAAATGGTCAAACAACTTCCCAATATTCACCAGCATCAGCTACCGACGATATTTGGTATTTTGTTGGTAAACCTGCTTTTGTACCGTTAACGCAATCTCAATATATTGGTATATTAGATGATTCAGCAATTAATTGGAGTAATACAGTAGAAGCAGATTCAAGTAAATTTGCTACTTCAGATCAGACCACATTACAAGATCAGTTATCTGGTTTAGCAAGCGCTGGTATTATATTGCTTAATACAGCAAAAACAACAATCAATCAAAAATTAGAAGGTTATTATTCAAGTCTTGTTGATAATACAAATCTTTATGCAAGTACTGATTATGATGACATTACTAAATTTTTGGTATCAAAGAATGAAAGTGAAGTAAATCAAATTACGTACAATAGTTTGCAAACAGTGCCAAGTACAAGATTAAATTTCTTACTTTCAGCGAATTATAATAGTGAAGCTACACCAGCTAATATTTCTGAAACACAGGAAAGTATTGCAACGTTCAATATTAATAATAATAATTTTGATGATACTTTAGTATTAGGTATCTACAAATTAAGAACATCAGTCTTTTCGCCGGAAGTGACTAAATTAGATTACGTTTTAGAAGAAGGTTATACAGGCAGTATTAACTATTATAGACAAATTAATTCACCTAACGTTGGTGCTCCTCAAAGTTTTTACTTACCTCAAATCACTACTAATAATAGTGTTAATTGTGCAATTAAGATTAACCCTAACATTTCTGGTAGATTTGGTGTTGGTTCAATCAACGATGATGGTTCACCAAAACGTAAAGTTAGATTAATTACTAATCAGCTTATTAATAATAACTACGGTAGTGATGAAGCTTATAGACAAATTGTTGGTTGGACTAGTGCTCAAGTTTCGCAACTTAGTGCAGGTTATGCTATTTACAATACTGCTGGAGACACTTGGAGATCATTAGGTGTTACTTCATACGGTTTAGGTGATGCAGCTGCATTACCATTCGGTAGATACAGCACCACTAAAGCATCAAATAATAAGATTGGTAATATTGGTGAAAAACTTGATCGTGTATTTGACAGATTAGCAAACGTTGATTTGTTTGACATTGATATTATGCCTGAAGGTGGTTTAGGTACGATTAATGCAACAGTTAAATATACCGAAGTTTCAGCTAACAGACCAGCTAATAATGATTACTTTGACGATAGAGATTCAGTAATGGGTCTTAACGAATTGTCAGCAACCGGTATTAATCTTGGACCAAATGGATCAGCTCTTAGAAGTTCTTGGTTAGCAATTCAGAACAAGTTTATCAACTTTGCTCAAAATGTAAGAAAAGATTTTATATATATTTCAGATCCTTTGAGACAAGTATTTGTTACCGGTGATAACACCAAAGGTATTAATATACCAGGTCAATCGTTTCCGCTTAACATTTTAACACCTGTTAAACAGTTATACACCCCGATTAAC